AAGCACTTTGCTGAACTTGTGCGCGTCGGGAGTACCACCACAGTAGTCCTTTCCGTCTCGCGTCTGATGCAACACGTCATTATCGTCCTTCGACGAAGCGAGACTTACTTTTTTGCCGCTCGATATTCTGTGATCTTTAGCTTGCAGGTCATGAAAATCCTTACTATCCGCGCCTGCGCCAGCGACCGCTTTCTGACCGGTTTTCAGCTGTTGACCGCCTCCCTGCGATCCGCCACCTGATGATCCGCTACCGTTTCCCGCACGCGCTTCTACTGACAAACCACGTCGCTCACCCAGCTTTAGGTCTAGTTCTAGTTCCAATTCAGGTTCTAACCCGGCCCACAAACGCTCCTGGATTCTGGGTTCGAACGTAGCGTACAGACTTCTCTTTGCTTGAGTTGCTTGAGCTTGATTCTGTGGCGGATTCGCCTTGCCGCTCCCTGCAGGCACCAACTGCATCCTCACCTTCTGCGGAGCAGAGTGATACAGGCCATCAGACGCAAGATGGATCTGCATGTCATCAGCATTAGTGCGATTCATTGCACTGTCACCGGGTGATAATCCGCGCAGGCGATGGCGCCGATCATCCATCGCTCCTGCCACCGAATGACCGCGATTTCCTCCGACGTGAGCCAGGCAGGCCTCTGCGCTGGCGATGATCTTACCGGTCTCGTCCTTGTCGGCCGGCATGCAGGCTGAGGTGAAGCCGTAGTTCTGAGGAGATTCGACCTTGGATCGGCTCTCGTTCTTCATCATGTTGCCGCCCATCTCCTGCATCAGCTTGTTGTCGTCGACCTGATCGACACAAGAGCGGCTTCCGGAACCGGCATAGGCGCGAAGCGAGGTGTTCGCAGGCGTGGCACGGTGCATTGATCAATTTCCCTTGCTATCTGATTGTTGCGGCATACCAGGGTTGCCGACGTTCGCCCCGATCGTGTCGTTGAGGCCCCACGGCGCGACGAGCTCGAGAGTGGTCTGGGTGCCTTGGTTGTTGTCCTGAGTCCATGTGACAGTCTTTATCTTCATCTGGCCATCGAGCATCGCCATCGGAGAGTAGATGTAGGCGTCGTCGCCGGCCGACCAGAGCTGGCCTGAATCATTGAACCATCCCACGACCGTGACGTTGGCAGTGATCATGGTCGCCTCGGTCCACTGCTTCTCTGCTGCGACACGAAGATTAAGCTCGTCCTGAGTCGCGACCGAGTCCTCGTTAGGAATGACAAGCTTAGCTTGGACCGGAGAGCTGCTCTTGGCAGGAGCCGACTGTTCATTGGTTTCAGACCCGCTCTGCTGATCGCTTCCTTTGGTAGATCCGTCGACCCTGAGATCGAGATACAGATCGTCGACGCTGATGGTACACTGCATCGCCTTGATGTTGGCGCCTTCCACCAAGTTCCCCGTGCTTCCTGTCATGATGCTGCCGGAGTGGTCCCCCACCAGCAAGCAGTTGCCCTTGCGGTCGGAGCCCAGCACCACCTTACGTTGGCGACACAGGCCTTCCAAAAAGTCCCAGATCTTGATGCCCTTCTGCGCTTGAAGTTCCTGCCATGGGATTTCGCTGATCTTACCGTAGAACTTCGGCGCCCCGTATTCCTGGAGAACCTTCGTGGCGATCTGCTTGAGATGCATGCCGTCAAAGTTACCGTCCTTGGTATCGACGCTAGACTTGTAGGGCCAGTAGCTCAACGCCTTTCCGGTGAGCTGGACCATGTGCTGGGTGGCATTGTAGGAGCATTGTCTTGTCACGATGCGGCCCGTAGCCGCCAGCTGGCCTCCAAGAGCGACGGTGCATGAATCTCCAGGCTTGATCATGAGCCTGTGCCAATCGCTCGGGAGGTTCTTTCCCTCGTTGGCGGTGAACCTGAAGAACGTGAACGCCTCGGTCCATCGCTCCTGAACCCAGATCGTCTCCCAGTCAGTGTAATCGCCGCCGCCGACGGTGAGCTTGCAGACCATCCTCGGATCGAACAACATCGGATCACGACGACAATGCCTGCCCCAGAAGGGGACAGAACGCTGGATGGACTATCTGGTTCCCGTCTCGCACCCCATCCGCTCTGCTAGCGTCGCTGTATAGCTTGTAAGCTATGACGAGGCTTGGCCAGATGGCGGTGAAGCTGTAGTCGAGCATCCGCGGCAGCGGCAGAGCCGTTTGCACCAGATGGTTGATGATCGCGGCGTGAAGCGATATCAGAGACTGATAGGTCATCTGGGCCATGTCATCTGCCGCAGTTTCTTCGGCGTCACCGAATGGCAGCTGAATCGTCGCCTTAACAGCCTCGACGCCCTCGCGGCTCACGAAAATCATGTCGGCTATGATGCGGCCTTCGGTGGCAAGACAGAGCTGAATGCCAGCGTTCTGAACCAGCGTGCCACCGAGAGTCTGAGGCGTCTCTGCCGTGACCCAGACTCTGACCTGCTCGAGATGATAGAATGTAGCCCCAGATTGCTGACACAGATCAAAGCAGTTGTCGAGTGAAGGACCGATCGAGTCACTTCGGAGAAGAGGATAGGCGTTGGCGATCGTGTCACCGATGGCAGTCCGCGCCGTGGAGCCAGTGTCTCCCTTATCTGCGATCGTCTTCATCAGACGCTGGAGCATCCTGATGACGATGCCGGCGGCCTCGAATGCGTCAGGATCTTCCATCAGACCTGTGCTCCGCCGCCAGTTCCTCCGCCTACTATTCCCGTCCCTTGGCCGCCAGAGAGACTCGCCAAGATCTGCTGACGCAACTGCATCGACGTATTGATCAGCGCGGTCTTGGTAGAATCCAGAGCAAACGGCTCGGTGCCAGCCTCGATGAAGGTCATGTCAAAGACGCAGTAACCGCCCAGCTTCTCCTCCTCGGTGAGGCGATAGCGCTCGCACCACACCATCAGGCTCGGCAAGGTCTGAACTTGGAGAAGCCCAGGCGTCCCGGAGTCAAGCTGACGCACCAGCTCATCGCGGGCGATGCGATAGTCGCGACGGTAGAGATTGTTGACGCTCACGTCCATCGGGTACGTGACGCAGTAGCCACGCACGGACCAGCTGATGGCGCGATGACCCATGTTTTCGGCAAACGGCAGGTCGCGTTTCGGGAACTCGTGTTCGATCATCCTCAGTCCCGACTCGAGGGCGTGCTGCTCGCAGTGAAATACTGCTCCGCGAAACGAGGCCGGCACCAGATAGTCGCGCCACGGACTGTGGAGATCGAAGATGCTGCCCACCCCGGAGACGAGGGCCGGAGTGTTGTACTGTCCGGTCCGCAGGTTGACCGGAGGCGACGGATTGTTGATACTTGACTGTGGCATCAGATCGGAACCTCATCTGCCGGGTTGGCCGCCGCCGGGCCGTGATCCGCCGGCTGCATCTGGGTCTGACGACCTATCGGGGTGTCCTTGAACTTAGGCTTGTGGTACCCGCGCCTCCTCGTTCCCCCTCCTGCGTCTTCGTGAGTCACGGTGATCTTCCCGCTGGTGTCAACATCATGAGTGACTTCATTTGCCATATTCTTGTCAAGAGCTGATCGATCTAAGTTTTCAAGAGAAGTATTTAACGATTCTGTCGGAGCATTCGTAGGCCACGCTGTTGATGACGGCGTCGTAGGTCCGGTGGGAATAGACGCCGATGGTGGTCCGGCAACCTGTGTCGTCCCCTCCGGTCCTGGAGGACGACGGGCCATATAATTCCGAGGTAAACTTTTTTCCCAAAACTCCTTAAATGTATTGCCCTGAACAACATGGATACCTTTAGTTGGATCAGTTTCTAACACAGTCTGAACATGACCACCGGTTGAACCATAAGGGACGTCGCTTCTAGTCAGAATATCTCCCGCCTTCACTTCTCCAGGAGGAACTGATGTCCCGTATCTTTGATAGGTCGACGCTACTGAATAATTGCCTTCAGGGATCGGCAACCCGCGAGCCTTCAAAGTATAGGTAACAAAGTCGGCACACCACTCACTATCAACCCGAACACCTGACTGTCGCATCATTTCCTTGATCTTCGCTGTACCACCAGGCTGATCAGCCAATATTGCCGCCTGACGCAAAACGTCTACGTGGATCGGATTGCCATCCTTATCTGTTGATGTAGTAGCAGAACCAGTTGGATATGGTTGACCGAATGGGCCGAGGCCAGCGTACGGTCCCGTCCTAACGCCTTGTGTAGATGTAGGCGCAGTTGGTCCGGCCCCCGCAAGCTGGCGTTGATACTGAGTGACACCTGGTGTCCAACCCTTGTT